GCAGCGCCGAGAATTGATCCAGTTCCGAACTTTGGCGCCGCCATTTTTTGGCAGACGAATGTCGCATCTCGAATGTCGGCGTCGCGAAGCGCGTTGTACTGCCCTGCTTCGTTCTTGTAGGTAACGGAGCCATACGAGGAGGCGGCCGACGAGCTGCCATTGCGATGGAACCAAGCGAGAGGCGCGCAGCGGTAGAACATGGCCTTTGGCGATAGCTGGTCGGGCGAGAACGACTGGTTCGCCGGCGTGTCCGCAGCGTCCGACATGAATCCTTCGGTGGCTAGCGATACATAGATCGTCGGAAGTCCAGCGGTCTGTCGAAACCACCCGTCGAGGCCGTCGAATCGGTCGAATCGATCCTGCCCGAAGTTGAATGTCGCCGATCGATTCCCCGCGCGGACATCCTCGCCTAGCGAAAGCGCAGGCACCCAAATTTTTCCGTTTGGTAGGGTGGCGGTGTAGAGCACTGTGCCGTTGACCAGCCAGGTGCAGGTGCACACGCCCGCAGAGAGAAACAGATAAATCCCGATGCACGTGCGCTCGTCTACAAGCGGCACCGTGGCGATAGTCGAGCCGTTCGCGACGATGATTCCATCCGCCGGTCGGAGCCCGTAGCCGAGGCCCGCAGCGCTATCGATAGGCGCGCCGAGTAATCCGGCAGCCTGCGCGACGCCGATTGAGATTCGACCGGCGAAGGTCGTCCCTTGCGCGCTCCAGTGGTACATCTCGTAGCGTGAAATACCGTCGGCGACTGCAATGCTGCCGTGAACAGTCTGGGCGAGCGTCAACAGCGAACTCTGCCGTGTCGTGACAATCAGATTTCCTTCCTTGATGAGGAGATCTGAGTTACACGCGTTCGTGTCGAGGTACGAAAGGACGCGAGAAGTCACTGCGCGCCCTCCGGGAAATCGAGTCTCAAGTTGTAGTGCAGTACGAGGTCGTCATCCTGCAACGCGAACCCGTGCCGCTTGACACATTCCTCTGGCGTCTCGTCGCCGACGGCGAGCAGCGGCGTCGTGAACATGCACCCGACCGACTCTTTGCTGCTGCCCTCGTGCCGGACAACCACGAACGCGCCCCGTTTCTTGAAGCGCTCAAGCTGCGCGCGCGTGAGAGTCGCCGAGTATTCCGCTCGCAGCGACTTCATCGAGCATTCCTCGACTGCGGGAGCGTACCGCGGCGCACGGTGTCATTGACGCCGCCAGTCGCGACTTCGACGGCTTGCACGGCCTCTACAACTTCTCCGGTGCCGCTCTTCGTGGCGGCAATCAGCGTGTCGAGCCGATCGCGCACGCTTCGCATGATCGCCGTCGTCTCTGGATCGGCCGTCGGTGCTGGCGGCGCCTGCAGGACGGGCATCGCGTGCCCGCTGTGGCCGCGTGGGACGGTCACCACGGTCGAGCTATCACCGTTGGCGCCGAAGGTAGTGGCAGTGCCGCCGCGCCCCCCGTGGACGCCGTTTAGCGTCGTCCCACCGTCGTTGATGGGAGCGACCGGCGGCGGAAGACCGGCGATGTCGTACAGGGCCGCGATGATTCGGTTTGTGTTGCCGTCGAGCGAGTCGGGAATCGCGTTCTCCATGTCGACCGCGTTCTGGAGATACTTATTGAGGTCATCGCTGGAGAGTCCGAGATCTTTCCCGAGGGCCGACAAGCTCAGATGTAGTGACGAGGCAACGTCTTGGAAGCTCTCGTGCTGTGCGTTCGCGAGCGATGCGACGTTCTGTGCGATCGTTTCTGCGTCCGCGTGCCGTTGCGCGGCGGTCTCCTGCGCGCTCGTGAACGAACTGCCCCCACCACTGCCCCCGCCGCCGGCGCCGCCGGTGCTCGGGTCCGCACGATTGGCGAGCGAGTTGAACAAGTCGACGTAGGGCTGCGAAGAGCCGTACAAACGATGTCCAACGTCGAGCACGTCGGTCTTCGAGATGAGACCGCGATTGAATGCACTGAGGGCGTACTGGAGTTTCTGGTTGTCGTTGAGTGGCGAGAGATCGCCAAGGAGCAGGTCTGCCGCTGCCTTCGCCGCATCAGCGACAGAGGTAATTGCGTGCCCGAAGCCACCCAGCGCGGCGCTCGCCGTCGACGTCGAATCCCCGACGCTTTGCCCACCGTGATAAAGCTTGTCGACCAAGTCTTGCGTAGCGCTCTGGAGTTCGCTGATCGCGTCGGCGATCTTCTGTGCGGCGACTTCGTGAATCAGCGTGAGGTCCTGCTCAGACGCGCCTTGGAGACCTGCCGCTTTTGCGAGCTGGTTCGCCTGCGCGATGGCGTCGCGTTCCCAGGCTTCGATGGTCAGCCGCGATTGGGCGAAGCTGGAGAGCTTCCCAGTGCCAGCCGCGAGGCCGACGATGAAATCGCTGTAGTCGCCGGCCGACTTCTGTAGCTGCGCCGTGTACGCCGCCTGCGCGTCCGATGCGTCCGCGATGGCCTTCGCCGCTTCGAGCCACGTTGCGACCTGTTCGGGCGTGAGCGTCGGCAGCGCTGCCTCGAAATCCTGGCGGAACGTTGCTTGGTCGATACCGGCACCGAGACCGAGGCCCGAGAGCGCATCACTTGCGCGCTTATTAAGCACGCTGAGGTTCTGCACCGCCTGCTCTTGTGTGTCGTAGAAGTGGCTGAAGTACGACTGCCACAAAGCGTCCGCTTGTTGCGTTCCGCCGGCAGCATCCGCGATCTTCGCTGCGAACTCGACAGCCTGCAGGCGCGTACCGTCGAACGTCTGGCCAGTGAGACGTAGCGCTTCATCGAAATCACCGGCGGCGACTGCGAGGCGCGTGAAGGTGTCCGTGGCGCGCTCGCCTGTCGTGCTGAACTCGTTTATCAGCGTGATCGTGTTATCGAGGTCGAGGCCGCTGATGCCGTTGCCCGCAGTGATCGTTTTTCCGATCGCGAGAATGTCGGCGAGAGCCTGGACTCGACCCTGCAGGTCGGCGGCGAACCCGTTGACGAAGTCCTGCGTCGTCTGGTCGAACGTTCCCAGAATCGTGTCGAACCGCGACTGCAGCAGAGCGTTGATGTCGCTGAACTTGCCGCTCCAGCCATCTAGGGAGGCTTTGACTTTGTCGAGCTGCGCCGGGTCAAAGAGTTTTGCGAGTTGCTGATCGAAGCCCTTAACGGTTGCCTCGAACGCCTTATACGCGTCGTCGGCAAGATTGTCGGTGTCGGACGCAAAAATGCCGAGCGGCGTCGAAACTGGCGCTGTGCTGTCGCGACCGCCGCTGCCTGGGATAGAGGACCCGTAGACGGCTGGCGTGCCGTTGCCGTCGCCAGCGCCACCGATCGCACCGCCAATCAGCGAGCCGAGGGCGGGACCCCAGTAGTTGCCGCCGTAGGCGGAGAAGAAGGATCCGACGACAGTGCCGATCGCGCCGCCGACCTGCGAACCCACCTGAGCGCCGTTGCCTCCGCCGCCGGCGATGGTGCCGACGAGCTGGCCGATCGCCGGGAGGGCACCCTGCGCGGCCGTGCCGAGGTCGTCGATGGTCTTCGACCAATCCTTCGTGGCGGCGTGGTCATCGCGTAGTTTGATGGCGATGCTATTGAGCGCGTTGCCGGCGTTCTTGCCGAATGCCTGCCACGCATTTGCGCCGCCGAGGACGGCATCAGTTGTGCTGTTGAATACCTGATTGAAGTCCGACGTGAGACCCTGCACCGACTGCGCGCGTTGCTTCGCTGAGGCCTCCGCGTTGATCTTGTCGATGGCCTCCTGGCGCGCGTCAGAAGACAGCTTTAGCAACTCCGGCCACTTGCGCTCGATGTCGAGAGCGGCCTGCTGCAGCGGCGTGAGCTTGCCCATCGCGGCGATTTCCGCGTTGATCTGTGCGGTCTCGTCGCTGAGCTGCTGCGCGTAGTTACCGGCCTGGATGAGCGCGAGTCGTCCAGCGACCTGATCCTCCAGCGATTTGACCTCGTCATCGCTGAGCGAGATACCGAGCTTCTGGGCGGCCTGGACCTTCTCCCGGACCAATTCCTCCGCCTTCAGCGCGGTCGACGATTTGCCGCGCGCCGCGACTTCCGCATCAAGCTTGCCGAGCAGATTTCCGGTGATATCCGACTCGCTGGCGATCTTGTCGATGGCCTCGTCACGCAGTGCGGCAGCGTTCGCGTAGGCGCGATCCTGCTCGGCTAACACGTCGATGATGTTGTTGCCCGAGATGAGTGACTTCACCGCGAGCTGATCGGCCTTCGTCAGGTCGTTCTGGTATTTCTGCATTGCCTCATCGAGAGGGCCGCCGATCTTCGCGGCGAGGGAGTCAGCGAAATTGCTTTGCGCCTCCATTGCGTTCGTCGCGGCGTTGATGCCTGCTGCAGATTCCTTCGCGACGCGGCCGTAGTTCGTGAATGGAGCCGTGCCGGTGCGTACGTGATCCGCCGTGTCGTCGGCCGCGTGCGCAACGCTGGCCAAATTCTTGTTAAGGTTGCCGATGCTGCGTTCCGCATCAGTGTCGATCGACGCGAGCGAATCCTTGAGGACTGCTGCGCTGGCGGCACTGCGCCCCGCAAATTGACGATCTGCTGCGCCGTCAAGCATGTTCATTGCGACCGCGCCGGAAGGATTGCCGGACAGTGCAGATGCCAACGCACTCAGGTAACCCGGGTTCGTGATCTTGGCTTTTATCTTGTCGATCGCGATCCCGACCTGATCGGCGTAGTAGCCGAAATATGCGCCGCCTTTTTGAACTTCCGCATCGAGCGTGACGAGGAAGCCGAGGGTGCCGCGGATCGCGTCGCCCATCGCCGTCGTCTTCTCGTTGGAATCCGCGGCGGCGTTCGCCTGGTCTGCCAGACCGTGGGCGAAAAGAATGAGGTTCGGCAGGATGTCCTGCGCGACGAGAACGAAATAACCGGACGTCGTCAGCTTGAGCGCGTCGAGTTCATCGTCCAGCTTGTGCGCTGCCTTGGCCGTGTCCGTGCTTATTAGCAGGCCGAACGAGACGGCTTTCTCTTTGGCCTTGTCGAAACCGTCGTCGCCCAGTTCGTTGAGCGTGCCGATGAGCTTGTCGCCGCCCTCCCCGAACAACTTGTTCGCAAGTGCGGCCTTCGCAGGACCATCAGCGTAGGTCGCGAACTTTGCCGCAATCTGCGGAACGAGATCGTCGAGGCCTTTGACATGGCCCGTGGCTTCCGTCGCCGATATGCCTAGCGCCGAGAACAGTTCGGCATCCTGCTTTGATCCGCCCGCGGCTTTCGCCTGCGTGTCGGACAGATGCGAAAGCGCCTTGTCCATCGCCTCGACGCTAGATCCGTTCGAGCGCGCAACTACGCCGAGCGTGCTCAGCGTTTCTGCTGATGCGCCCAGTCGTACGGTCGCGTCGTAGACATCGTTGATGCTGTCGAGCGCCTTGGTCGTAAATGCCACGTAGCCGGCCGCAATCGCTGCAACGCTGCCGCCGATGAGCTTGCCCATGAGGTCGGCGCTGCGGCCTGCTGCGGCTTGCTGTGCATCCAGCTTGCCGAGCGCCGCCGTATTGGCATCAAGCTTCGCCACCGCAGCAGCGGCTGCGTCGCCGCCGCCTTTGGTCGCGCTGGCGAAGCGGTCGATCTTCGGTGACGCCTCGGCAGCGGCATTCCCGGTGCCGCGCATCGCATCTGCGGATTGCTTCGCCGGCGCGGAGACGCCGTCCGTCGCCCTGAGTTCGAACGTAACAGCCATTAGCTGAAAACCTTTTTCAGTGCGTTGACCAGCGGTGCGAACACGCGGTCGAGGTACGCTTGCGGCGGCGCTTCAGTGCCGTCAGGCTTGATCGGGAGGAATGCGCGCGGCGGAACCTTGCCGTGACCTTTCAGGTTTGCCTCGGCGCGCGGATCGTCGATGCCCTCGCCGAACGTGATCGCCGCGGTATTCGGAGTCGATGTCACGTGCGCGCTGTCGAACAGCTTGGCCGTATCGATCAGGGCCTTCTCACTGTTCTTGCGCTCCTTGCGGCGAGCGAGCGTGCGGGGTGTCGGGGGCATCCAGTCCTCGCCCCACGGGTCGACCTGATGATCGAACGCATCGACTGCCTCGCCACGCATGTTGCGCGCCACATCCGGCATCGTCTTCGCGATCACCTGACTGGCGTTCGCGAGGCCATCGAGTTTGCGATTCGTTTCTGCGAGGCCGCGTGTGACGATGCCCATCACGCGGCCCTCGGCGGTTCGGGGCGGCGATCGTGGTATGCGCCACGGGGCGGCGTGCGAAGCTGGCAGGGCTTGCGCACGGGCTTGGCCGCAGAATGGGTCGAGGACTTCCGCTGCAAAGAGCGGGCTTTGGAGAGGTCGATGATGGAGGCGGCCACGACTATGCGGCCTTCTTCATCGCGACGGCGTCGCGCACGTCGATTTTCCCCTTGATCCAAGCATCCACCTCGGATTCGATCCAAGCGGACGCGCGCTCGCCGATCTTGACCGGCTGCGGGAAATCCTTGTCGCGGATCCGTTTGTAGAGGGTGAAGCGGCTACGAATGCCCGTGCGTGCGAGCACGGTATCGATGCGAAGTAGGGTCGAAGACATTGCGCGGAATCCTCCGAATCGCGGAAACGGATTCGGCAGCGCGCAGAAACAAAAACAGGAAGCGCGCAAGCCGAATGGCTTTACACAGCTTCCTGTCCAGGACGTCGGGCCTTACCAAACTACGAAGACTCTGTCAGAGCATCCGCTCTACTAGTCGTTCGGCATCCACCGGGCGCGACTAGTTCGTAGGTATCTGGGGCCAAGCGATCCAACCATATAGCCCGTTCCGTTCACGTGTCAAGCGGTGCACAGATGTTCGTTCAGGGTTCTACTGATTGAGTGATTCCCACTTCTCAATCATGTTCGCGGCTGCGTCGTCCAAGATGCCGACGAGCCCGACCGGCTCGACCACGTGCAAACCGCGCCACTCGTTATCCATGTCGAGGAATGGATATCGGTTCACGATACTCGGATCTTCGAGCACCTTCTTTTTGCGGAAGAAAGCTCGCTCCTCCTCGGTCATTCGCCAACCGACCTCAGTCATCGGAAGGAAGAATTCGAGGTCGTTCCCGTACGCCGCGCGATAGGCGTTGCGCAGGATTTCGATGTCATGTCCGTTATCGAACGCCCCGGTCCTGTGCGCAATCAGAGCTTTCAAGTACACCTCGGTCGCGTGGGCTGCCAGCATCAGGACAACCGCTGCCCGCGGCCAAGATGCCGATTCGTCGTCGATCATTTCCACGCAAAGTGCTCGCGCACTCTTGATGTAAGCGATTGAGTACTCGTACAGCCGTTGTGGCTTCGGTGTGGCCTGATACGGGACGTTGTGCAGCTTTATCGCCGGCATGCGCGTCACCTTTGATTCTGGATTGTTCTGGTCGCAGCGCGCATCGGAACAACATTGTCGCCACTCTCCAGCGCGCGCAGAGTCGCCGCCCATTTCACCAGCGCTGCGCGCCGCTCGTCGAGATAATCGTTCTGGTCGTAGACCTGCAGCAGGCCGCCCAAGCTGTGGTTGAGCATCCGTTCGGCAACTTCGGTGCGCACGCCGAGCGATGACCAGTGCGACCGCGCCGTCGACCTCAGATCATGGAACGTGATCCGCCGGCCAAGCTTATCGGTGTAGGCGGACAGGCGATCGAGCACGCGCTCGTAGTCGCGTGGCTTGCGGTCCTGCTCGCTGCGGATCAGCGGCGCCAGCACCCAGCGCGACCCGCACGCGAGCTCGTGCAGACGCCGAAACCATTCGACCGCCTCCGCAGGCAGCGGGATGATGAAGTGCTCGGCGGTCATGTGCTTTTTGGTCTTGATCTTCGACCGCGGGATCTTCCAGATAGCCGTGCCGAGGTCGAGGTCGACCCACTCCGCACCGAACAGCTCCCCGGCACGCACGCCGAGCAGCAGCAGGATGCGGGCGACCAGCGCATCGAACTCGCCGAGGTCGCTCAGCCCGCGCAAGAACGGCCGCAGCTCAGCGTCGGACAGCTTCACCCTGACCTTGGTTGCTGGCTTCTCGGCGACGGTGTCCATGGCGACCGCACGGAAAGGATTCGCCGGCACAACGCGACGCTTCATGCCGTGCTTGAAGACCAGCGCAGCGTACTTCCGGGCGTTCACCGCGGCCTGATATCCCCTCGCCTCTGCGATGCCCTCCAGCCACGCCTGCGCGTCGTCCGGTGTCACGTCGCGCGCCGGCCATGGGCCGAACCTCGGCAACAGGTCGGACGTGATATAGCTGCGCGCCATCGCCTGCGTGCCCGTGGCGAGCATCGGCAGCACCTTGGCCTGCACGTCGACCACAAGCTGTCGCACGGTCCACGCGGTGACCGCCACGGCCTTCCTGCGCTGCTTCTCTACGGCTACGTCTGCCCCGCCCTGCACTGCCAGGCGCTCAGCAGCGGCCCTCAGGCGCGCGCTCTTGAGGCCAAGGTCGGGGTAGCGCCCTAGGGTGAGTTCCTTGCGCCTGCCACCGTGCCGGTAGCGCAACGTCCATGCAGCCGTCCCGTGCGTCGACATGGTGAACGTGAGGCCGTCGCCGTCACTCTTCGCAACCGGATTGCCAGCGTCGACCCAGGCGCGCAACTGCGCGTCGCTGAGCATCTTCGTTTGCCGCTTCGCCATGACCACCGCCTCGCGTAGCTACCTACGTAGCTACCCATTATGCGTGTCACGTCATTGAACGTCTATACACTTCAAGTCACATGAAAGCCACTATTTTCAGGCTCGGAGCGCGAATATCGTTCACCGTGGTGAACGTCTAGGAACAATCACCGATAGCTCTCGTAGGACTTCTCTTCCACCAGCGTCGAGCCCAGCTTGTCGTTGATCGCGCGCTTGACGCTGGCGCGCTCGTCGTTGCGGATGTAGACCGACCGCGCGAGCTCGACGAACTCGGCGTCGAACGCCTTCGCCTTCTCCTTCACACGAATGCGATCCTCGATATCCCACAAGGCTTCATTGACCGCGCGCAACGCGCCACGCTCGGCGCCGATGTCGATGCGCGAAACCGCCGCGTCGCCCCAAGTCTTGTTCAGCAGATCCAGCTCCACGCGCACGTTGACGAGCTTCGCCGCATCCTTGATGCGCTCGGACTTGATCTCGAGAATGGTGATCTTGTCGATCAGCTCGCCATAGGAAACCGGGACGGAAATCGTGCTCATGCGGGGTTCTTCGCCGATTCGGAAAGGGTCTGCCGGACCATCCAAGCCGCGGCCAGCCGCGAAGTGTAGCCTGACGCCCGCGGTGGTTGTTTCGCAGCGCCCACCTCCGTATGATGCGCGACCTTCGACACGGAGAGGTGGCAGAGTGGTCGAATGCGCCGGATTCGAAATCCGGTTTACGGTTTTGCCGTAACGTGGGTTCGAATCCCACCCTCTCCGCCACGCAGACTGACCTTGTGAGTTCGGGTCTCTGTGAAAGCCAAAAAGCGCGCCACGTGGCGCGCTTTTTCGTTTCTGGGCGGACTGCGGAGGTCGCATTTTCTGGCCCGATTTGCCGATTTTGGCGCTGCGTCTCTGCGGGCGTTTTGTAGGAGTCCGGAGTCGCTGGCGGCTGATCGGGCAGCGGACTGGCGTTTTCTTGACTGCGCGCCAGCCGGGCAGACTCAGGCGGGATCGAGTCCGAAGTGACGGCGCTGATCAGCCCAGTCCATCGGCGGCGGATCGAGGAGTTGCCGGACGGTCAAGCCGACGGGATGACGGCCGTCGAGGATGCGTTGCATGAGATCGGGTGCGAGGAGCGAACCTCGGAGTACCCGAGCGACGTAGCGCTCGGTGACGTTCTCGGCTTTCGCGATAGCCTGGATCGATGGCACCTCGCCGCTCGTGATCTGTCGATACCATCGACGGCCGCGAGCGAGAAAGCGGATCAACGACTCGTTCCGCCGCCCTGACTCGTCTGAGGCGGTCTCGGTGGGAATGACCAGACGAATCTCGTGAGCGGTGCGATGCAGCCGCATCGGCTGCACGAGGTCGATCGTCGCTTCGGCACTTTCCGTGATCGAAAGCCCAAGCGCACTCCGAAGTGCCTGCCGATCGATCCGGATTGAGAGCGCGTCGTCGCCGAGGGTGACTCCTGCAATCAATGGGCGCCATGCTTCCCAGAGCGATTCACCATTGGGCGCGTCGAGTGCAATCGATTGCCGCAAGGCGGACTGCAAAGCCTTTGAGGAATCGTCGGGCGCGAACACCGCGTCCACGACTGTTTTCGGTCGGTCGAAGAAGGCTTGCAGACGTTGGCTGACGTACGATTCCAGCTCGTCCGCGGGGTAGCGAGTCGCGGGGACGCCTGCCTCGCTCGACTTCGCCACGTAGTACCGATATCTCCGATGTCCTTTTGTCGTGTGCACGGGCTGATAGCGCCTCCCCTGCTCGTCTGATAGAAGGCCAAGGAGGGGATGTTTGGCCTGTGCTTTCGGCAACGTCGAGTTGGCTCGGCGCGTGCTCTCGCGCAGCGCCTGAACCGCATTCCATAGGTCTTCCGGAACAATCGCTTCATGCTGCCCAGGATGTCGTTGGTCGCGGTGTGCGATCTCTCCTCGGTAGATGGGATTGGTAAGAATTCTGAGGAGCGCGCCGCTGGTCAAAGAGCAGCCCCCGTACGCGCTACCCGAGGGCGTCGACCGTCGCTTGCTGCGAACACCTTCCGTTCGAAGGGCATCGCGAAGACGGGCGACCGACCCCAGCTCCAGATAGCGGCGGAAGATCTCGCGGACCTGTTCGGCCTCGGCCGGATTGACCTTTAGCGTTCGCCCCTCCGGGTCGTAGCCCAGTGGTACCAAGCCGCCCATCCACATGCCCTTCTTCTTGGAGGCCGCGATCTTGTCGCGAATCCGCTCCCCGGTGACCTCCCGCTCGAACTGAGCGAAGGACAAAAGGACGTTCAGGGTCAGTCGACCCATGGAAGTCGTTGTGTTGAATGCCTGGGTAACCGAAACGAAAGAGACCTTATGTCGGTCGAACAACTCGACCAGCTTGGCAAAGTCGCTCAGGGCTCGAGTCAGGCGGTCCACCTTGTAGACCACGATCAGGTCGATCGTGCCGGTCGCAATGGCCGCCAACAGCTTCTGCAGCGCAGGCCGTTCGAGGGTGCCGCCGGAGTAGCCGCCGTCATCATAGTGGTCGGGAACGAGCTTCCACCCCTCGTGGCGCTGGCTCTGGATATAAGCGACGCAGGCTTCGCGTTGAGCATCGAGGGAGTTGAAGCTTTGATCGAGTCCCTCCTCCGAAGACTTGCGGGTATAGATCGCGCAGCGGCGAGGAGCGTTCATGCTTGCTGCACCACGGGGCGTTCGGCCCGCCCGCCTCTCTTGAGCCCGAAGAAACGAGGTCCGGACCAGCGAGCGCCTGTGATCTCGCGCGCGACTTCACTCAGGCTTCGATACGCCTTGCCCCGATAAGCAAAGCCGTTCTCGATCACCATGACTTCGTGATTCGTATGACCCCACGACCGGACCAGTCGCGTGCCAAGAGTTAGTTTGTCGGATGGCCCGTCCAACACGGATCCCGGCTCGCCGCCACTGGGCGACTTGGCAACGGCGCGTTCGAGTGCCTTGGGAATGCCACCAGCTACCCGCTCCTGTAGCCCCTGCGCTAGCAGTTTGATCAGAAAGTCGCGCGGCATCCGTAACGGTGCGGACCCTGAAAACACGGAAACCCACGTGTGTTTCAGGGCTTCGAGATCAAGCTCAGCCAGTTGCTCAAGGGTGGGCAGTTGGGGGCGTGCCATACCGGTACTCCATGAAGACCGGTGACATTGACGCTCTGTTGCGGCACGGAAGCCACTGATTCGGCACACCGCACCGCTTTTCTCGGCAGGGCTGGCTTCGTGCGGCAACCCGAGCGTCAATGGCCGGGATCGGCCCACTCCCAGGCCGGAAATGGAGCACGACAACGTGGGCCGCCCGTCCGGACGCAAACAACGCTTGAATTCAACTGCATTCTCGGCTGTCGAACAGGCTGACGAGCTCAATCAGTGCTGCGCTCAGGCCATCGCGATTGCTGCGCTTCTCATGCAGGCAGACACAGACTCGGCAATCCAAGATTCGGCCTGGGCAATCCGGTGCTTAGTCGAAAGGGCAAGGGACAAGGGCGAGTCGCTCTTCAAACTCGCGTGCAGAGTCATATAGGTCTTCGCTCAAAAGAGAATATCTCGAAAGCCTGGCTGGAGACTCTTGGAACGAGAGTCTGCTCTCGACCAGAAACCGACATCGACCATCGTGTGAATAAACTGACGCCGCGGAACCGCGTCGGCTTCAATAAATCACCTGAGTCCCATCGGCTTGATGTAGAACTGGCTAGAAATTGACATCTGCGATAAGAATGACTGCATCTTCTGACTGTTATAGCTCTTGAGAGATGTGTGAGGACAAAAATATTCATACCCCGTTGGCGTATGATTCCGACACCACGCATGGTAGTTTGCATCCGGCAGTGCATACATCACTCGTAGATGTCGTATTGGAACTCGAATGTCATTTCTTGGAAGATTCCCGAAAGTCTCGAATGCCACATAGCGAGGTTTGCTTCCTCCAGACTGGACCGAGATCGACTCATTAAGCCACGCCTTGTCTAGGGAGATCACCAAGCTGTGCGACGAAGGTATATACCTTGACCGCTTGTCGTTAAGGTTCTGAATTGAACCGCAGACTTCAAATGCGACAGCATCGCAGAACTCTTTTTTCCAGAGATATATCCATAAGCCGTCAGGCTGTGTCGCAAAAAGCTCGGCACCGGGCGATTGAATACGCGGCGCTCTTCCCGTACTTTCGGGGGGTTGCACGCGCATCCAGTAACCTTCCCCGATAGGGCGCGGCCACAGGCTGCAGGTCCTTCGAGGCCACGTCTCGACGAGAATTCTTTTTGCTTCTGCGTCAGATAGCTTGGTTTTTGACAAGGGCTCTACTATCTAGATTAAGGTAAGCCATGAAATGGCATAGGTTTGACGAATTCTCAGGCGACGCATCGAATGATCATAGCCTGAGCTGGGCATAAACAACGTAGCAAACGCCGCCTTATTACACTCTACCTTACAGGCGCCATCAATCGTTGAATATTCGGTGGTAGCAACTTCTGATTGTTGAGGTGTGTTTGTACTACCTGAGGTGTCCCTGTGAAAAGTCCCCCTTCAACAACGGCGGCGGTAGCCAAATTTTGAAGACGCTTGATTAATTCAAGTACGGCAGCCTCATTGAGGACGAGCGGATCGAATGCAAAGTCAATTTTGGCGTCCGCCTCCATCGTGTTGCCCACGACAACAGAAACAATATCTGTCGAATCAGGGTAAGTCTCCCTGCACCAATTCGTACTCAGCATAAGCTGCCCAGCGTCTGCCTTATGGAGCTTAGTTCGATTCTCGGTTTTTGCTTCAAGAACAAAAATTTTATTGGGAAACCGCCAAAGGACGTCTGGTCCGCGACCAAACTCGTTCTCCGGCATGGAGGAGTCCGCGCCCAGCCAGTCACCAAGATCTTTCAAAGCCTGCTCTACTCTTCGGGCCGGATTCGCAAAATTCGCCTGCGACTTGAGAGTTTCGAGCTTCGCAATAGCCGCGTTAGCTTCCGTATAGCTTCGAAGCCATCCCGAAACCTTATCAGCTTGTGCTGTTACCGTCACCACTCGCGCGGGGATCGTCGAGATCGGCCTACTTACACCGGTGCTTTTTGCGTACGCGCTTCGTTGTATCGCGTGCGCTCGAGCTTGATCGAACTGATATACATATCTTGCCATCCGTTCCATCAAAACCGCGGAACTTGATGCATCCGCGTCGGATTCCTTGATAGCTTGCGCTAACTCACTTGCCGCACCGACAAAGTCTCGGCCAAGAGCCTTCGCAAGTGCGCGACGCTCTACTATCGCGCACTTCGCCAAGTCCTTGAGGACGTCCGGCGCCGCCTTTCTACCACCCGACGCGATCTTTTGCGCGTAGTAGCGACGCCAAGCAGGATCTCGCCTAAGACTTTGCAGGATCGTCGCTCGGATGGCCCCCAAATGATCGCCTCCCAGGCCTGCCAGCTTGGACATCTCGCGCGACATTTGAAGCTGAACAGTAGTCGCAGGACTCAGCAATTCCTGAGTCGCAGTTTGGCCAATGAAGGCCGCTAGATCGCGTCCAACGAGCAGCACCGCACAATAATCCGCAGGTGAACGAACAGCTCTCCCTAGGCCCTGCTCGAGCCGATTGATCGTCCGATTCCTTGTGCCGACGACGTTTCCATGCGTCTGCTGATCGGCTTTATCAACCAAGGCTTCGCCCCGGGGGATTCCATCAATGATCAAGATACGGCAGGCATCATCTGGCAAATCTACACCGTCATACCGTTGCGCAAGGACGATGTAGTTACCGGCTCGAGCAGATCGCAATCGATCTACTACGTCAGCGACATCACTTCCGCTTACATACTCAGCTCCGGCGCCGCGCCAGATCTTGGCCTCTTTCTCAGACGAAACCAACACGACAACATTCGCCTGATCCTTAATGCTGGCTGCGAGCTCCGCTATTTCCGCGCTGTCGATATTCGGATCGACCAGAGAAGTCGTTAGAATCATTCGCTCCCCAGGCCCGCGATCAGAAGAGGATCCCAGCTGCTGAGCCACAGCATTCGGAGAACAGGCCAATTCTCGAATCAAGGCGCTTCCGTCGTTAATCGAGGCTGACATGAAGAGCCGGTGCTCGGCAGCTCCGTAAGGTCTCCATTGCTCTATCGGTGCGGGATCAAGCGTCACTTCAGCGCCCGCCCCTGAGATCGTGCATCTGACTAACTCAAGTCGATCGGACAAATGCTTCCAGGAGAATCGCAGATCGCCTTCTTCACGGTGGCTCTCAAGGATCTGACGAATTGATTCCAGGTGGTCGATCCAAATCCAGAATGGCACATCGGTGATCGCTACATCATCGCCAGTCATCACGCCTGACCAAATGCCCGGGACCTGCTTATCCATGCTTCCACCCAGTAACTCTCGCAGCTCCACATAAGCTTCGTCTGGAAGACGAGCGCTATAGCACCCTCTAACCTCCTCGATGCCGGCATGGACGTCGTCCAATACGATTGCGCCGGGAACGATCGCGACGTCACTCCGAAGGAAAGTCGATCTTCCGTTAAACATCTTGTCGTAGGTACAGACGATGACCGCTTCGGCACGAAGGCATTCCTCATGGGGATATGTCTCACCGCGGAGGTACGCATGTGCCAACACACCGATATTTTGAGCTTCGCGAAGCACTTGCTCCACAAGTTGAGTTGTGGGGACGAGATACACCGAGGGCGCGTTGTCTCGCTTCATAAGATGATAGAGATAGAGGAGCGCCACGACAGTCTTGCCACCACCCGTACTCACTCTCATGACGAGATCTCTTACACCAAGGTTCTCGTCAAGCTGCCTTAGGAGTTCTATTTGCCCCGGGCGAAGATCGACATGCGTCGTCTTGCGATCCAAAGTAAGAAAGGTTTCCTCTAGTTTGTCCGGCAATAACGCCTGTGCGTCCCGCATCAAATCTGAAAAATCAACCATCCCAGTTTCCCCATCTGATCGAAATGATGA